TCTGACAGCAACTCTGTAACGTCATGGCCGTTACAATTGACGGTAAGCCCGTCTATGTACGGCGCGTAGTAGATTGGTCCTTTGTCCGTAGCACAGGTATCACCGCTAATAATTGACGCCTCAACGTCAAAGCCCATGTACTCGAAACTAACCAGCACAGACATACTTACTCCAGTAGTAGACAAATGTCCGGCGATTGATGATGCGCTCGCGATACAGGTGCGCAAGCTGTTTGATTGTGTATGGCATGTTGCCTCCTAATAAAGAGCCCGCCGGAGCGGGCTTTTTATTGTCTGTTAAATAACAGACAATCCGTAATTCGCAGTAGCGAATTGAGCAAACTCAAGAGCTTTGCTCTTGCGCATAGTAACGCTCGCTACAGCGTCACCAAAAAGCTCGGTAAACAGCTTGTTACCGGCTTCACTGCAAGGCGAAACGACACAGGTAGTGTCGTTAAAGTTCCCTGCATCAAGCAGGATGTCAGCCGGGATACAATATCCCGGATCAGTGAAAGTTACGAGAGAAGTAGAAGCCATAGTGGCCTCCTTTGACAGTAGGCTGTCAGCCGGTTTGTTTTTCGTTTGCTCTATCGTTGTCATGCCTATATAATACCACACGGTAGACATATGTCAATGTTTTTCGCATTTTTTTTTAAGAATATCGTCTATCCACCACCCGCCAATACTTCCCGTCTTGCGCTACCCGTATTTGGTCGGGCACTGGCATGTCAAACTCAAATACAAACGCATGTGCCGACCGTGGCGGGTCTTCCACGCCCGCCGCCTGCGCCCACTTGTGATAAAAGTAGGCGGTGCGCTCGTTGTCAGCCGCCGGGAATATCCACTCCTTGTACGTCATTAGGTCACCGCACTGATACTCCACACGCACGCTATCAGGCCGTCCTGCCTTGCGGTGTACAAAGGTTTCTGCGCTATCGACGGTACACCATAACGGCTCCACCTGAGACTTAAGTATCGCCGCCTCCTTATGCTTGGCCTGTATCTTAATCTCTGGCGGCGGAAACTCATACCCGCACACAGGACACACCCTGAAGCCAGCCGCTACTATCTCCTGACACTCTGGGCATATCTTAGCCGGCGCGTCTCCTGTGCCATCACCTTCGCCCGGCTGCGTTATCCGTATGTCGTCAATCGGGCCATGACGCATGACGTTACCGGCGTAGTCCAATACCAAACAGTCGGTCTTGCCGGGTGCCTTACGCATACCACGGCCAACTGTCTGGACGTACAGCCCAGGACTACCCGTAGGACGTAACATTGCCACCATGTCCACAGCGGGCACGTCAAAGCCTGTTGTCAATACGTTGACGTTGACTAATGCTCGTAGTGCGCCCGTCCTAAACCTGTGGATAATTGCGTCACGGTCTTTAGTCGGCGTGTTGCCTGTCACCATGTCACATGAGACGCCACGGTCAGTAAGCGCTGACACCACCTGCCGCGCGTGCTTTACGCCTGCTGCAAAGACAAGCCAGTGCTGTCTGTTTGCGGCGCGTAGACACATATCAGAGACGGCGGCGGCGGTTGTGTCGCCCGCCATTGCAACCCGCTCCAATTCACCGGCAACAAACTCACCACCGCGCTTGTGTACTTGTGACGTGTCTATGGTGACGTTGCCTGTCTTTGTGGTGATCGGCGATAGGTAGCCTTCGTCAATCAAGTGCTGTATTGGGATGTCGTACACTATCTCGTTAAACAGCGCATCCTTACCGATGTGTAGCCATCCACTGTCAAGCCTATAAGGAGTGGCCGTCAGACCAACGACTTGCAGGTTTGGATACATGGTCCGTAGTAACGCAAGCGTCTTCTGATAGCGCGTTGTGGACGTCCTTGGTATAAGGTGCGCCTCGTCAATGATGACAAGCTCCGGTGGCGGGTCAAGCCTGTCGGCGTGGTTGGCTATTGACTGGATACCGGCGAACAGTATCGGGGCCTGTATGTCACGGCGGTTAAGGCCGGCTGAAAAGATACCGGTGGGTGCGGTGGGCCATGCGGCAAGGAGTTTGCTGTATGCGTTAGCGATTAGCTCACGTACATGTGTCAGGACCAAGACACGAGTTGTTGGGTAGTCGTCGAGTAGCTCGCGAATCAGGTTGGTGATTATGTAGGTCTTTCCGCTGCCCGTAGGCGCCACAATCAGCGACGGGTCGCGCTTGCCGTCTGTCCAGTATTGGTATAGCGCGTCTATGGCGTGGCGTTGGTAGGGGCGGAGAGTCATAGGCTTTCATACCTATCACAACCCGTCCGCTCATCCGCCTCCACTCCCAACTCGCACTTACCTATAGCCCAATGTTTGCACGTCCTGCAACTACGCTCCATCGCCTCCCCCTGGTGACACACGCCAAAAAACGGACACCACTTACACTCCCAATGCGCCGGATTGTCCGATATCCTGCCCGGTGGTTTGCGTGACTCGATAACGCGCAACGCACGGTCTATTTGCGCCTGTGCTAATGCCGGGTCTGCCTTGATGCGCTCGGTGTATAGCTCGTCTGTGTTTTTGTTGCGCGCGACGTACAGCGCCCGCTCCACGCCTGTCAGATGCATATATATGGCCATCTGTATATAGTGACGTGGCTTTGACTCGGCGACGCCTTTTTTCTTCAGCGCCTTAAACGATGTATCCGAGTGAGTCTTAAACTCCACTATGTGCCAAGCATCACCACCCTGCGGGACGCCTTGCGCCATGCCGTCTAAGCTGCCGCCAAAGTATTCACCAACACTTACGCGGATTTGCTTACCTGTCTCCGGGTCTTTGTCTAAGACCTTGACACCAATGTTAAGTAGGTCCGCTACCAGCCGCGCTTCCTCACGATTGCCGGTGTCAAACAGGCGGAGTAGCCGCCCGTTAAACTTTGGATTAGCGGCCCACCGAAACGTATACCATAAGTAGCGGTTACACGGATGGCCGACAACAGACGCGCCCAAGTGGTCGCGTCGCCAGTCGCCGGCGGTCCGCTCGTAGTGTTGGTAGATTGCTGTTGCTATAGGTTGTGTGTGTGGTGTTAAGTCAGGCATTGTCTTTCACCAACTCCACCGCGTACACGCCGGCCAGACGCTCGCATGCGTGCTTTGCGTCCTTAGCCATCACGGTACCCAACAGGTTATTAGCCGCGTCATATACCTCATACAGTCTCATTATCCGCCTCCACTGTCATATTAAGCATCGCCTGCGCCTCTGCCATCCTTGCTTGTGACGCTCGTGTCTTTGCAAGCACGTCTCGCAGCGCCTCGCGTAGTGCGTCTATTGTCTCGCGCTGTTCGCCTATCTTTGCGTCACGGTACTCCATTGCTACCGATAGTTGCTCGTTTGCCATGCGTGTTTGCTCCTGTGCGTATTGTGCGCCGTGTTTGTCAAACCACCTATTCATTGAGTAGCGGCCAAGCGCGTAGGTGGTAAACAGTAGCGCCGGCGTTACGATAACCACAAGGCCAAACCATAAAGACAGGGCCTGCGCGTTAAGGACGATTAGTTCTGTTTGCATGTTGTTGCCTCCATGGACGCGCCGGGAATCGAACCCGGATCTTGACGCGGCGCTTTGCGCTGTAACGCCAATCGATGCCATATCACGCCCTAAAATGCGGGCCTTCCACCCGCCGGGACTTGGCAGTCTCTGGCAGTCTTGCACTACCTGGAGCGCCCCCGGTTAGGTTGGAGGCGAACGCCGAAGGCTACTCCCATGGTTTCTTTGTTTCGGTCGGTTGGGCCGGTGCTGCGGGCTGTGCCGCCGCCTGTGTCGTTGGTGCCGCCCCGCCCAACGGCTGATAATCTTTGATGTCGTTTGACGGGTCGTACCCATCGCGCTGTGACACCTTCACATCAATCAAACACGGTATGTTGTGCAGCTCGCTACTGTCTGACACGTGCATTTTACCAACTGCCCGGCAGATACTTGACAGCTCGCGCTGCGCAATGTCAACCGCAGTCTGGTTTGGATTCTCAAGATTAAGACGACTCCAGACGTTGCGTCCTTTGTACTCTCCCTCTACAATCTCCCACTTGCAGTTAAGGTATCGGCCCGTCCCGGCCTTGGTTAGCTTAAACTCTGACTCTACCATTGCCGCCTTGTAAGTACCGACCGGCAACGGCTGAAACGTACCCTTCGGCTCCACGTTCTCCGCGTTAAATGTGCTTCCAAGATTTGCCATATGTTACTCCATTACCCATTCGGCGAACGGGTTTTCTCCCAAGGTGAACACGATATCCTGCGTGATACCGAACCGGTTTTTAGCTACGTGTGACGGTACAGGGTAGGCGGTGACAATGCGGCTACCGTCTGTGGTTGCCTTTTTCTTGTCACCATCTCCCATAGTGTAGGTCTTGATTTTGACATATCCTACCAAGTCAACGTTGTCGGTGTAGTGGCTGACAGACTTTTTGTGTAGCCGCAGCGTGTAGCGCGTGTATGCGTCACCGTCTGGCGGGTCAACTGTCTCTGTCTCACTGTGTGCGATAAACACTACGTTGATTTTCTTGCGGTTGCGTAGCTCTTCGCACGCCTCGCGTATCAGTCTGTGCGTCTCCGCTACCTGTGCGTAACCGGCACCGTAGCCACCCGCTGCTTGGTTGATACTCTTAGCCTTCGGGTCCGCTGCTACAACCTCTGCTTCGGCCATCACGTTTAGCTGCGTGATGCTATCAATGACGACAGTCCTAAAGCTGTGATCCTCTGACAGTAGCGCACCGATAGAGTCAAACACGTCTTGGACGGTCTTACAAACTGGAAAGACGGCGATGTCTTTACGCTGCTCGATAGACTGTGTGCCGTCTTCGGTTGGTATGATAACAGGCTTTGGAAACGTGGCCGCAAGGCTGGTCTTTCCTACACCGCCGTCACCGCATACCGTTGCGATTAGTGGCCGCTTCTCTGGCGACTTGAGTTGGTCTAACGTCCTCATGCATCCTCCCGCTTCACCGTCACGCCAGGTTTGCCCGGCTTCTCGGTAATAGCCGTTGCCGCCACCGCCCACAACTCTGGGTGCTTGTCAGCCA